ACGTCAACTTACAGAAATCATCAATGGCAAGACAACTGCAACACGCGCAACTATTGATGCAATCACAACAGGAACACTTCCTGATGCTGGTATGAAGTTTCAGATTCCACGCGTCAAGACTGCACCAACTGTTGAGGTCGAAGCAGAGGGCGCAGCATTCTCAGATACTCAGGTTGAGATCGAGTACCTAGATGTTCTCGTCAAGAAGTTCGCAGGAATGCAACTATTCGACGTTGAAGTTCTAGATCGTACATCTCCAGCATTCTTTGCTGAATTGCAGAGCCTCATGGCCGATGCTTACTCAAAGGCTACAAACTCTTATGCATTTGACACAATTGCAGCAGTAGCAACAGTAGATGCAACAACTGTCACCCTCCCTTGGGATGGCGATGAGTTCTCAGCATTTATCTCACGCGCAGCAGCTTCTATCTACACAAACACATTCAAGTTTGCAACTGGCGTAATTGTTTCTCCTGCACAATGGGCAAACATCATCGCACTTAACGACACTGTTAAGCGTCCTATTTTCGCTGCGGCTCAGCCACAGAATGCAATGGGAGCAGTCGGACCAGCATCACTTCGTGGAACATTGCTTGGACTCGACATGTACGTCGATTACACACAATCAGGTACTGGCGATGCAACAATCATGGTCGTAAACCGTGATTCATTCACATGGTACGAATCACCACGCTTGCAGCTTCGCGCTGACAAGGTTGGCACTGGTAAGGTCGAAGTTGGCTACTATGGCTACGGCGCACTTGCTCAGAAGATCAACGCTGGCGGATTCCGTTTCAATAACGCAGCATAAGTAACACCCTAAGTCGCTCGGAGGGTAGTGCCCTTCTACCCTCCGAGTCTTTAGAAAGGATAAGAGCATGGCATTGACAACAGTTGCAGAGCTTCGCACCGCCCTTGGCGTTGGCACTCTATATACTGATGCAGTCTTGCAGTCTGTCTGCGATGCCGCAGATAACGTACTCTTGCCTTTTCTATGGAAGAACCAGCAGTACATCATTGCTCACGGTAACGTAGGCACAGTCGGCACACTTTACTTTGATCAAAATATCCTTGACGTATTTTATGTAGGACAATCGGTTGTGATCTCAGGTGCTGGAGCCAAGTACAACGGCACAAAGACAATCACGGGCGTCGATACTCGATCATTCAATGTAACTACAACTCACACTAGCGACAATCCACGTCACTCAGTAGAGCCATTCGGTATTGCAGCAGCTGAGACGTATACAGATTACACAACAATTCCGGCAATCCAAGAAGCGTCGCTCATGATCTCGATCGACATCTGGCAGTCTCGCCAAGCCCCATCAAGCGGCGGTGTGACCATCGATGGCTACCAGCCAAGCCCTTACCGCATGGGTAACACTTTACTTGCTCGTGTTCGTGGCTTGCTTGCGCCTTACCTTGATCCGAGATCGATGGTGGGCTAATGGCCGCCATCTCAACACTTCGCGCAGGACTTGCAACAGCTCTTATCGATAACACTAAGTGGTCAGTATTTTCATTTCCGCCTGCAACAGTTGTCGCAAACTCAGTAGTGATCAGCCCTGCCGATCCTTACATCTCGCCATCTAACGGCTATCGCAACACGATCGCCCCTATGGCTCATTTCGTAATTTCCGTTATGGTCCCTTTGCTCGATAATGAAGGCAACCTAAACGGAATGGAGGATAACATCGTGCGAGTCTTTAACTTGCTCGCTGCATCTTCATACACCTATAACGTCACAGAAGTATCCGCCCCGGCGGTCTTAAGTGCCGCTTCTGGTGATCTACTAACCTGCAATATCAATGTATCCGTACTTACGAGTTGGAGTTAAACCATGACCGAATTGGCACAATGGGAAAAAGAAAACGAAGAATTCCTGATCAAAATCGGTCAGGTAAAGCCAGCGGCTGCAAAGCCACTTACTAAGAAAGACGAGGAATAAACCGTGTCAGTATATCTAAGCAACGGAGTAGTTCTAACTGTCAACGCGGTTGTACTCTCTGATCTAGTCACAAGCGTCACCCTTAACCGCAGCTTCGATGAGCTCGAAGTAACTGCAATGGGCGATAGCGGACATAAATTCGTTAAAGGCCTAGAAGCATCTTCTATCACAATCGATTTTCTTAATGATGAAGCAACCTCAAAGACGCTCCAGACATTGAATTCACTTGTTGGAACCAACACAGTTGTGACGGTCAAGCAGACTTCTGCTGGTGTTTCAGCGACTAACCCACTTTACACAATGACTTGCCTAGTCAACAACATCACACCTATCAACGGTGCAGTTGGCGATCTATCAACTCAGTCAGTAACTTGGAACGTATCTGGTACAGTCGTAGTATCAACAACCGCATAATCTAACTAAACAAAGGGGCACAGCATGGCAAAGTTAATAGTCACGATGGCAGACAACACAGTCACCGAGATCGAGATCACTCCTCGATTGGAGTACGCGTTCGAGCTATATGCTAAAAAGGGATTTCACAAAGCGTTCCGCGATGATGAAAAGCAGTCAGATGTCTATTGGCTTGCATGGGAAGGCCTTAGGTTAAGTGGAACCTTAGTCAAGCCATTCGGCGCAGACTTTCTCGAAACTCTAAAGAGTGTAGAGGTTGCAGAGTCTGACCCTTTGGCCTAGGCAGGGATAGCATCCACTATCTCATCGCTCGATTGAGCATTGAGACGGCTATCCCTCCACAATCTTTAATAGATTTAGATCCATCGATGCTTCAGATGCTACTTAAAGCGCTGAAGGATAGAGCAAAGGAGCAGGCAGATGCCTACAGAGCTAAAAGGCGCTAGTGCGCTTCGCAAAGCTCTTAAGCAATTCTCGCCTGATCTTGATAAAGAAACTCGTGAAGAGATGGTGGGATTCTTAAAGCCTTTAGTTAAGAAGGCTAGGGGATTCTTGCCATCTAACTCCGAGGCTCCATCTGGATTCGTCAAGCATGAAGTAAAGACGGCCAAGTTCCCGATGTACGATGCAGCTGAAGCTCGTCGAGGCGTTGGCTATAAATTGACACCAACTAAGCCTAATCGTCAAGGTTGGGTGCAAACAGTATCGATCCACAATAAAACAGCTGCGGGTGCGATCGTTGAAACTGCCGGACGCAAGTCTGGCATGACTGGCAACTTCTCACCTAGATTTGAGGGGACATTTGCAGGCAGTCGCAAGATGCAAGGCCGCGCAATGTTTAAGGCTTATGATCAAGATCAAGGTAAAGCCAAGGCTGGCGTGATCAAGGCACTTGAAAAGGCTGCCGCTAAGTTTAACGCGAGAGGCAATAATGGCTGAGTTACGCATTCCGATTATCGGTGAGTTCAAAGGCAAGAAAGCCTTTGATCAAGCTGGCAAAGCAACTAGCACCTTAGATAAGAGCGTTAAGCGTTTAGGTGGCACGCTTGCAGGCGTTTTTGGAGCACAGCAGCTTCTCAAATTTGCCAAGAATGCAGCCAAGGCATTTATTGAAGACGAGCAAGCAGCGACACGACTTGCACAATCTGTCAAGAATTTAGGCTTAGCCTTTGAGACTCCACGCATTGAAGAATTTATCGCGCAACTATCTCGTGCTTCAGGCGTTACAGATGATCAACTTCGTCCATCGATGCAGAAGTTATTGCAGACAACTGGATCGGTCTCCAAGTCAACAGAATTATTAACTCAAGCCTTAGACGTCTCGCGCGGCTCTGGCGTTGATTTTGAGACTGTTGTCAATGACTTAAGCATGGCGTATGTTGGCCAGACTCGTGGACTTCGCAAGTATTCATTAGGACTATCTCAAGCAGAGCTCAAGACGATGAGTTTTACAGATGTCCAAGAAAGACTAGCAAAGCAATTCACAGGCTCTAACGCCGCATTTCTTGAGACTTACGCTGGCAAGATGCAGATACTTTCAACGGCCGCAGGTGAGGCTTCAGAAACCATTGGTAAAGGTCTCGTTGAAGGACTCTCAATTTTGGCTGGAGAAGGTAACACAGTCCAGCCTATCGCAGACTCTATGCAAGAATTGGCAACATACATTAGCGATGTAATCACTGGCCTTGCAACGATGATTGCAGAGTTCAAGAAATTACCTGGTGTCAATAAATACGTTACCGAGATATTCCCTGCTTATTTGAAGAACACTCCGTTTGGTGCAATCTTAGAAGGCATTAGAAAGTTTGCACCGAAAACAACTTCGGGAATGGGTGGCTATCCGTCTTCTGCACTTGGCGGCACTTTCATCGATCCTAATGATGCAGCTCGCAAAGCGGCAGAAGCAGCCGCAGCCAAGCGAGCTAAAGAATTAGCAGCACTTCAAAAGAAGACTTTAGATACACAGAAGAAGTCTCTAGCCTTACAGAAAGCATCAAAGACTCTCAACCTTGAGGCTATCGGCATCGAGGCAGCCCTAAAGGGCAAGATCAGCGAGACAGATCGCTTATCTTTACAATTGCAAAAGGCTATCCTTGATGGCAACGCAACCTTAGCAACACAGTTATCTGATCAACTAGATACAGCGATTAAGCGCAACAATGAATTACGAGCCTCATTGCTTGCTACTCCTAAAGCGCCTAATCCTTTCTCTGAGTGGTCAGTACCTAAACTTGATTTTGGTGGAAACATGTTAGGTACTCCTGTTCCTAGTTACACGCCACCTAGTTATGTAACACCTGAGACTTTCGCTACAGGCGGAGCGATGGGTCCACAGGCTTATATTCCGCCTAAAGTTGATGTGAAGGTAGAAGTGGCAGGCGAAGCCGTAGCGGCAGTGATTACTCAACAGCAAACCAATCAATCTCTATCTGGATCTTTTGTGAGCGTTAACCGTGGTGGAAGATTCGCGACTAGGCCAGATGAAGGATGAGTCTTCCAGCCACTATTTCAGTCTCTTTCGATTTTAGCCAAGGCGCTACTTTCGGCTTTCCATTTACAATTGGCGATGCAAAATATGGCGTCATCGGCGTAAGCACATTTGCAGGATCAGAAGTACCAGAGCCGGTCATCGATCTTAGCGATGTCACTCGTCAGATCACGATTAGACGTGGGCGCAATATCATGCGTGACACTTATGAAGCTGGAAACTGCACAGTACGAGTTTTAGATCCCAATTCTTATTTTAATCCACAGAATGTATCTAGCCCGTATTTCGGCTATTTGACCCCACTGCGCAAGATCCGCGTAGCTGCTACTACTGCAACTACTCAGCATTTCTTATTTTCAGGGTATGTTCAAGACTATCGTTATACCTATCCTCAAGGGCAGGAGATTGGATATGTCGATATTGTCTGCTCGGATGCCTTCCGTCTATTTGCCATGGCTAACGTGTCAACGATTGCAGACTCAGGTGCCGGACAGACTACTGGCACTCGCATAGATAAGATTCTTGATCAGGTAGATTTTCCTAGCAACATGCGCATCATCGATGCAGGCTCTACAACGTGCCAAGCCGATCCTGCCACGACCCGTTCCAGCCTTCTAGCTCTACAGGTTGCAGAGTTTACAGAGCAAGGTGCATTCTTTATCCGCACCGATGGCACAGCAGAATTCAAGGATCGTAACGATGTGGTCGGATCTCTGGCCGTTGCGCCGATTCAGTTCAATCAGACTTCAGGCATTCCATATTCAGACCTCAAGTTCGCCTTTGATGATAAGCTCATTATCAATAGCGCGACCATGACAAGAGTAGGTGGCACGACTGTGTCAGCAAGCGATGCGGATTCAATTGCTAAATACTTTCCACATGGCATGAATGTCGAGAATCTAGTCGCCCAAACAGATGCGCAAGTTACTGACATTGCCAAGATATATGTGGCAACCCGTAAAGAGACAACTATTCGCATCGATGCCATGACTGTCGATCTACTCGATACAGACGTACCGACCGACACCATGATCGGCCTTGATTATTTTGATAATGTCGAGATCACCAACGTCCAGCCAGATGGCTCGACAATCGTTAAGACCTTGCAAGTGCAGGGTCTAGCATGGGATATAACCCCTAACAGCATGAAGTGCACAGTTACAACACTTGAGCCAATCGTCGAGGGGTTCATCATAGGATCTAGCACTTACGGTATAATCGGACAATCCATTATGGGATATTAGGAGAAAATCATGGCAGAAGGCTTTCCAGCATCAACAGGCGACATCTTTACAGCTGCGGACTATAACGGCCTTGTCGCCTTTACTGTAGGCGCAGCTCAAACCAATGACTATACGGCCGTTATTGCCGATGCCTATCAGGTCTTAGAAATCATGAACAAAGGCACAGCGATCGCTTACAGGATCCCTACAAATGCTTCAGTTGCATTCCCTATCGGAACGGTGCTACAGATTCTCAACATTGGCGCTGGCACTTGCACAATTTCAGCAGTTACTTCTGGCACTACAACAGTTCTTTCTGCTGGTGCGACTCCAGCTGCTCCAACCCTCGGACAATATAAGAGCGCTGCTTGCATTAAAACAGGCACAGATGCTTGGTATGTAGTCGGAGCCATTGGATAATGCTTAACAACATAGTTTCGTTATCGCCTACAAATGTTCCAACAGTGGTAACTGGTGGCACTCTTGTCACTTCTGGCGGTTTTAACTATCGAGTCTTCACAGGAAATGGAACTCTCAGCATCACCGGGGGATCATTATCTTGTGATTACATCGTCGTAGGCGGTGGTGGCGGTGGCGCCCGAGGTGACGGCGGTGGCGGCGGTGGTGGTGCAGGTGGTTTTAGATCATTTGCTTCACAGACTTTATCTCCTAATTCTTATGCAATAACCGTTGGTGGCGCAGGAGCAGGTGGCGGATCGACAGGCACTAGCGGAACGGCTACATCAATTATTGGTGGATCAGTTTCTGATTCATCAGCAGGCGGTGGCGGTGGTGCTTCTGGCATTGGTGGCGTTGGTCTCAGTGGCGGTTCTGCTGGCGGTTCAGGTTATGCAACAAGCTCGGTCGGTTCAGGTAATACTCCTGCAACCTCACCTTCACAAGGAAACAATGGCGGTCAAGGCGCAGGTGGTGGAAGTTCACCTGCATACGGTGGTGGCGGTGGTGGTGGCGCGACAGCGGTAGGTGCTAACGGCACAACAGCAGTTGGTGGTAACGGCGGTGCAGGTAATGGTTCATTCTCATCATGGGCATCAGCTACTTCAACAGGTTCTGGTGGATCTTATGCAGGCGGTGGCGGCGGAGGTACTAACTCAGCAAGCTACAGCGCAGGCACAGGTGCAGCAGGCGGCGGTAATGGTGGAGCAGGCGCAGTCGGTTCTGCGGCCAGTCCAGCAAACACAGGTTCTGGTGGTGGCGGTGGAGGTAGTGCTCTCAACGCAGGCGGTAGCGGAGCAAGCGGAATCTTTATTGTGAGGTATCCAGTATGAGTCATTGGGCAGAATTAGACGATAGCAATAAAGTCATTCGTGTTTTAGTTGGAGACAATAATGATCCAGCAGGCGATGAAGGCTATCAATGGCTTATAGATAATCTTGGCGGCATTTGGGTGAAGACAAGTTACAACGCCAACATTAGATATAACTACGCAGGTGTAGGTTATACCTACGATCCGATCGATGATGCATTCATAGCACCTGCACCATGCGAACATTTAGAATTGACATTGAACAATCTAAAGCGATGGGAGTGTGCATCCTGTGAAGCCGAGGCTTTCAAGATCAGCGATCCAGCTTAAAAACCAGGTAAACAGTGCATTCCCCGATAGAGATAAATCTAGCGACGGCTGGATCGGTGACGCTCGACACGCTGCGCGCAAGTCTGATCATAATCCAGATGGCCAAGGATGGGTTCGTGCCATCGATGTTGACCGCGACCTTAACGGTAAAGGCCGGAAGCCCGACCTCATGCCTGACTTGGTCGATCAGATTCGACTCGCTGCAAAGTCTGGCGATAAAAGAATTAGTTACATCATCTTTGATGGAAAGATCGCATCATCTAAAAAGGCTTGGTCTTGGCGTCCTTATGATGGGATCAATAAGCATAATCATCACGCACATATCAGCTTTACTGTCAGGGGCGATTACGACAATACGTTCTTCAATATCCCGATGAT